GAAAGATTAAAAGTGGCACAACAGCGAATTGAAGAGGTAATGCACTATGCAAACATCTAGCGTCCAAGAACGGGCCAAAGCCCTTGATGAGGCACGCCGCGTTCGAGTCCTGAAGCCTGAAGACGTCGACGTCGAAAAGTACCTGCACGCGACCGACATCACGCACAAGGTCAAGGCGGTAAGCGGTTGGCTTGAAGAGTTGCGCGATGAGATTGCTAACCCTGTGGCCGACGTCAGTCAGACCATGCCTTGGCCTAAGACCGAACACAGTTTTCGATACCGTCCCGGCGAGGTCACCCTTTACGCTGGTTCCAATGGCGGCGGCAAGTCCCTAATCACCGGGCAGGTGGCTCTGAGTCTGATTAAGCAAAAGCAAAAGATTTGCATTGCATCGTTTGAGATGAAGCCTAAGCGCACGCTGTATCGAATGCTGCGTCAATTCGCAGGCGAGAACATTGAGTTTCCAAAATTCATGTCCAAAGAAAAGTACATGGGCAAGATACTAGACCGCTTTCACGCATTTGCAGGCAACCGTCTGTGGCTCTACGACCAACAGGGCACGGTCAACTCGCAGCAGGTAATTGCCATGGCTCGTTACAGCGCAATGGAGTTGGGCGTCACCCACGTTTTTATTGACTCACTCATGAAGTGCGTGTCTGGTGAAGATGATTACAACGCGCAGAAGATGTTTGTTGATGAGTTGACAGCGCTGGCGCGTGATCACAACATTCACATCCACCTGATCCATCACATCCGCAAGTTGCAGAACGAAGAGATGCAGCCAAACAAAAACGACATCAAAGGCACTGGTGCAATTGCAGACCAAGTAGACAACGTGCTGTTGATGTGGCGTAACAAGAAAAAAGAACACGATAAGCAGAAGAAAGGTTTTGCTGACGACAAGTTGTCCGACGCCATGCTGATGTGCGAGAAGCAGCGCAACGGCGAAGCAGAGGATTGGTTCTCCCTATGGTTTGATAAAGACAGTCAGCAGTTCACCGAGCAGGGTGGAGCGGTTGCAATGTCATTTGATGGTGGAGGAGCATTTTGAATGTTGAGGGAAACAAAGAAGGACAAGGTGCAGACGAGCATCGCCATCGTTGCCTTGTCCGATGGGTTCTTACTCAGCGACTACAAGATCGTGATTTTGCGCACCGATGGCTCAGGGGATACACGAATGATAGAGGTCGCTGGGTCAAAGGATGGAACGATTTGCATCCCGGCTCAATACTTGAAAGAGATGTTCGAGACCAGTGGTCAAAAGGTAATCGAGGTAACAACGGAGAATGGAAATGAAAAAATTTGAGTCAAATATTTTGTCGCAGGGCCAAACCCTGTTTACACAAGATGAGTTCAATCAAGCGTTGACTGAAGCAAAGGCTGAGATCATGGCCGTTGCAATTCAAACAACAAAACAGGCAATGTTTTTGGAGCGACGGGCTTGCGCTCAAATGCTGCTGGACATGGCCGACATGGAGGACGAGGGCACGGTTTGCACTGCACTTCGCAATGCAGCCGAGTGTTTGTTCAATCGCGTTCCTGAGCAGCGTCAATGAATGAATTGACTTTGCCGTGGCCTCCGAGCGTGAACACCTATTGGCGCACGTTCCAAGGTCGCATGATCATCAGCGAGAAGGGTCGGCAGTACCGCAAGGATGTTGCCGATCAAGTGCTGATCCACCGCGGCAGCAAAAACTTTGCCGGGAAGATGCGAGTCGAGATTCAGGCATTCCGTCCTGACAACCGACGTCGTGATCTTGACAACCTGCTCAAGGCCATCCTTGATGGGTGTACGCACGCAGGGGTTTGGGTTGACGACAGCAACATCGTTGACCTGAGAATTTATTGGGCTGACACGGTCGGCGGAATGGTGAAATTGAAAGTGAGCGAAGTATGAAAAAAACAATTGCACAGGAGAAAAAGATGACTGAGCCAAGCATGAAGCAAGTTTGGGCAGGCATGGCAATGATGGCTCTGCTGTCTCGTCCCAATTTTGAGGGCACCTATCAAGATGTCGCGATAGATGCGTGGGATATGGCTGAGCGCATGGAGGTGGAACAACAAGAGCGTGACGATTAAAAATTAACAGCGAAGGATTAAAAATGACAGAGCAGTTTGATATGTTTGGCGATGAGTCCGCGTGGCTCAACAAGTTACGCACGAATTGGAGCAAGGCCATTGAAGGTGGCGGCGCTATCTGCCCGTGCTGTGACCGCAACGGCAAGGTGTACAGGGCGCGGCTTCACCAGACTATGGCTCTGGCTTTGCGTTGGATTGCAGTCAACAAAGAGGATGACGACGGCTGGGTCAATGTGCAGAACAAAGGCCCGCGCTGGATGCTTAAAGGAAAAAATTATTGCCTTCTAGAGCATTGGGGCTTGATTGAGTCAAAGTCCAACCGATCAGGCGTCTGGAGGGCTACACCAAAAGCGCTGGAATTTATTGATGGCACGATCACCATGCCGTCAGCCGTGTACATCTACGACAACAGGGTGTGGGGCTTTGACGATGAAGAGACATCGTTCCGCAGTTGTTTTGGAAAATACTTTGATTTTGATGAAATGATGTCTGCACAATTTAAGTGGGCAAATATAAAAAAAGGAGAAGGCAATGTTTGATTCGTTTGGAAATTTCTTTTGGACGTTCATGGCGCTGTCCGGTTTGATGTTCTGGATTTGCGTAGCAATTTTTGTTGGGTTGGTGGTCAAGCGCCAGCGGGCCAAGCGGAGGTTCTATGACCTCTGAACATCGCGACCCGCACAAGGCTGTCGACTACATCATCACGAACGCAAAGCATTTTGCGAAAGCCAAGGCAGAGCGCATCTATCTTGAGGAGTACCGCAAGTCCCTCAAGGCCATCTTGATGAAGCGAAGCATGGAGGCGGCGGTCAATGCGCAAGAGCGGGAGGCGTACAGCGACCCAGAGTATTTGCAGTTGCTGCTTGGCCTGCGTGTGGCCGTCGAGGCAGAAGAGAAGCTGCGCTGGGATTTGATCGGTGCGCAGGCCCGCGTGGAAATATGGCGCACTGAGCAGGCCAACTTCCGGGCCGAAGGAAAGATTACGCTGTGAACCACTACCAACTTTCTGTTTTGCATAGCGTTGGTTGGTTTCTTGTTTTGCTTGATGGCTGGGCCATGCACATACATTGGTTGGCGCTCATTGGATTTTGTTTATTGTTTTACACGTTCTTTAAATTTGGAGCAAACGATGGCAAGTGAAAAAAGGAAAAAACTTGTACTGGTCGCAGACATCATCCCGGTGCAAGAATTGTCAGACACGCACACCACGCCATGGGGCAGGGTGTGGACTCGGGGTGCTGACGTAATGGGCACATGGAAGCGCCACGGGTTCGTGCCACCAAGCGAGGTGCGCAATGATTATTTTTTCAAGATCAACCGAGAAGGGGGCGTCCATGATTGAAAGAACACCAGAGGACGAAGAGTTTGACCGCATTGAGCGGGAGATTGCAATCAGAAAGACTTGTCAGGTGTGCCGCCTGCAACCAGCAAACGTGCAGGGCAAGAACAGCAGCGGCGCACCGCAGTGGAGATGCCAGACTTGCCACGACCTGAAGAACCGTGGCGGATTTACTAAGGGGAAGCAATGAGTTACATCGTGGCATCTTTGCCCCCAATGAAATGCTTTGTCAGACGCGAGTTTTTGTATAACTTCATTAAAGGCCACGGCGAATTAGAGCCAGCAATTTGGGTAAGTTTGAAAGCCTTGAGAGGCCAAGTGTTTCGCATTGAATCGCTGTTGCCAAACTACGGGGCGCTGTACGACAAGCTGCCCCTGCACGCTTACGTCTGGAAAGAAGATCACGGCGATTTGCCCATAGACTTCTTGCAGCTTTGGGATTGCATGGGCTATCAATTCACCATCGTGGAAAAGATTGGCCTGCGCAATTTAGGGGTCAAGTTTTTGGGCAAGGACAAGCAATGGCACTTCGGTCGTTACTTGTTTACTGTTGACTTCTGCGCCGACGAGATGACGTTGGACACTGGGTTTACTGAGCAGGCCGAAGAACACAAGTCTTTCAATTGGATTGCTTTGGACAACGGCCAGTTTGCTTGCCAGCCAAACAACCGATGCCTGTGGTACGACCAGTCCTTAATTCCTGCTGAGACCAAGTTCCCTGACTTTCAAGCGGCCAAAGAAATTTGGACGGTCGACGGCACGCGCAAGTGGAGTGCGGGAGGCGATTGGTTTTACGATATTAAGGATAAAAACACATGACTGAAGAAGACGATGACACACAGGTCTACAAGAAGCCGTGGGTGGGTCTGACCGAGTGGGAGCGCGAGGCCATTGCGGTTGAGTGCGGGGCCATGTCTGCCGACTGGCTGTTGTTCATGGAGGCTGTGGAGCGGGCTTTGAAGGAGAAGAACACATGATAGCTATAGCGCAATCCCTTGCGAGTTCGGTTCGGCAGTTTTTGAATAA